AACCTTGAACGCTGGGACGAAATTCAAGTAACGGATGCGGTGGAAACACTGACCTATTTCTTGGACGCTGTTATGACCGAATTCATTACAAAGACCGAGGGTATACCACACATGGACGCACCTCGTAACTTTGCTATTTCCCAGCGTGCACTTGGTATCGGTGTTCTTGGCTGGCATTCGTATCTGCAAAGCAAAATGATTCCCTTTGAAGGTCTTCAGGCTCAAATGCACAACAATCAAATATGGAGTACAATCCGTATTCGCACTGACGCAGCTTCAGAGGAACTTGCAACAAAGTACGGTGAGCCTTCACTACTCGAAGGGTATGGACGACGTAATGTTACCACACTTGCCATTGCGCCAACAACATCGAGTTCGTTTATTCTTGGTCAAACATCTCCAAGTATCGAACCACTCAATTCCAATTACTTTACGAAGGATCTCGCAAAGGGTAAATTTACATTCAAGAATCCCTACCTAAAAGGTCTTCTTCGTGAAAAAGGTTTGGACACCCAAGAAGTTTGGCACGAAATCCTTACTCATGGTGGAAGCGTACAGCACCTCACAGAGCTCAGCGAAGAGGAAAGAGATGTGTTTAAAACCTTTGGTGAAATATCTCAGCGAGAGGTTATTATCCAAGCGGCACAACGTCAAAAGTTTCTTGATCAAGGACAAAGTCTTAACCTCATGATCCCGCCAAAAGCAAAGCCAAAAGAAGTGAATGAACTTCTGATCCAGGCTTGGGAGTGGGGAATCAAAGGTCTGTACTACCAGCGCAGTGCTAACCCAGCTCAGGAACTGGCTCGGTCTCTTAACAACTGTAAGTCTTGCGAGGGATAAAAAGGTTTATAGATAATATAAACCAAAACAAATAAATGATCACTGACCATCGCTGTCCCAATTGTAACGCATCCTACGAAGTCACGTGGGATGATAATGAAGAAGCGTCTTTTCAAGCGGTAGAAGATACCGACATTGACTACGACGACTACGACAAAGAAATCTATCCTCAGTATTGCCCATTTTGTGGAACACACAACTCCTACGACGGAGAACTTTAATCTAAGCCATGTGGACTTACAAGGGTGAGGAATTCACTACCGACATGATCGAGGATTATGTGGGGTACGTGTACCTTTTAACAAACAAACTCACCGGCATGAAATATGTCGGAAAAAAGAAATTCTGGTTTAAGGTTACCAAGCCACCTCTCAAGGGTATGAAGCGCAAGCGACGTTCTCTTAAGGAATCTGATTGGCAAGAATACTACGGATCCAGCGAAGAAACAAAAGCCCTCGTGGAAGAACACGGTGGTGACATCTTCGAACGCGAGATCCTACACCTTTGTGAAAAGCTCGGTGAGCTTTCATATCTCGAAATGCTCGAGCAAGTTCAGCGTGAGGTTCTTCTCCGCGATGACTACTATAACGGCATTATTCAGTGCCGGATTCACCGGAATCACGTAAAAGGCTTAAAAAAGCCTGAAAAAGACTAAAAAGTGATTTACATCCATGTAATATTATGGTAGAATAGTAGTCCAACAAAAAATCCATATCAAATGATTATCGTAGACTTCTCCGCAATTTCAATTGCATCTGTGTTCTCACAGCCCAAATCAAACCTCCAGGAAGACCTTCTTCGTCACATGATCCTGAATTCTCTCAGGCTCTACAATCTCAAGTATCGCGAACAATACGGCCGCATGATACTTGCATGCGATGCTGGGTCCTGGCGCAAAGGTCCATTCCCAGAATACAAAGCATCCCGCAAAAAGACTCGGGACAGCTCAGACATGGACTGGAAAGAAATCTTTGGGTGGCTCAACACCATCACAGCGGAGATCGACGAACACCTTCCATTCCCTGTTCTAAGCGTGCAAAATGCAGAAGCAGATGATGTTATTGCAACACTCGTAGAAACAACTCAAGAGTTCGGTAACCACGAAAAGGTCATGATCATCTCCGGTGACAAAGACTTTATTCAATTACAAAAGTACGACAACGTGGATCAGTTCTCTCCTCTCACAAAGAAACTTATCAAGGATCCCAATCCATCCAAGTACATCTTCGAACACATTATCCGCGGCGATAGCGGCGATGGTGTTCCCAACGTTCTTTCCGCAGACAATGTCTTTGTTTCAGAAGATGCAAGGCAAACACCTCTTCGTTCCAAGAAGATCGAGGAATGGTACGAAGCATCACGTACAAAGGATATGGAGGAAATCCTCGACCAAGAAACATACCGGAATTACTGCCGTAACCGGTCCATGATCGACCTATCACGTATTCCCGAAGATGTTACCTCCCGCATCAGGGAAGAATACGCAAAGAAAGAGGTCAAGCCAAACGGCAAAGTTCTTAATTACCTTATTTCTCGCCGATGCAGCCAACTTGTTGCCTGCGCAGAGGAGTTCTTTATTAAGTCATAGATAAGGTATAACTATAACTACAAAACGTTAACATGAAACCGACACCCAAGAAAAACAGAACCAAACTTCCCCACGAAGTTTTTCAGCTTTGTGAAGAAGCAAAGACCGTTGCTGAGCGAGTAAAGATTCTTCAGGAAAACGGAACATTCGGAATTAAAACAGTTCTTCAGGTAAACTACAAAGAAGAGGTCGTGTTTGACCTTCCCGAAGGCGATCCTCCATTCAGAGTAAGTGATCAGGTTGCTGGACAATCAATGAGACACTTTGAGAAAATGGTCAGGGAGCTTGCACATCTCATTGTTCAATCCCCGCTTCCACGTTACAAAAAAGAAGTGAAATTCATTCGTCTTCTTGAATCTGTGTGTGAAGAGGATGCTAAAATCCTTCTTGCGATTCGTGAAAAAAAGCTTAAAAAGCTTTATAAAACACTAACCGAATCAACAGTCCGCAAAGCATTCCCAACAATCCTTCCACCTCCAGCTCCTAAAAAGTAAATGACCTATAATTATTTCTGCGAAACTTGCGGTGAGACCTGGGAAGAAGGACATCCCATGGCAAAGCGTGATGACCCTGTTGGTGATCCTTGTCCCCACTGTGAAACTGGAAAGAAAAAGAGAGGAATCTCTGCTCCAGCTATTTCACACATAAGCCCAGTTGGAAACATTCGTAAAGCTGGAAGCGGATGGAACGATCTTCTTGGAAAGATCCACAAAGGAGCTGGTAAGAATTCGAAGATCAATCACAACTAATGAAGCTAAGCAAGGCTCATCTCCGATACCCAAAGCACATTTGGAACAACGCTCCCAACAGCTGGTGGTGTCCTGATAACATTTCTACCTGGGAAAAATGCCCAAGGTGCGAACTTCGTCCAAGGATTTGTGTGACGGAAAACATGCGTCGAGCCAGCTGCGGGTGCTGGAGATCGGTTGGTGATCGTTGGCAAATAGCTGCAGAGTCACGCTCTTCATACGTAAACAGAAAAGGTTCCGACAAAGGCTACGACAGAGATGGTCTAAGAGACAACTGGAACACCTACTGCCGCTCAGGCAAAATAAAATTTAAACTCGGAACACGAACCCGATTTGGTTTCTTTTGGAAGCCACTTTTTGGCCTTGATAGAAAGCGCCGAGGATAACAATCATGGATACTGAAAACATAAAGACAAAGAAAATGGGACTAGACGATGTCCTCGGATTAGGAAAGCCAAACAACTTTTCTGTTGAATACGGATCCATCACGGATTTCTATTTGTCCGGAAACATCGGTGAAGCCACCGATTACATCGATTGGTTTCAAAAGATCCGAAGTGCAAGACAAACTGATTTGATCAACATTCACATCAACTGCCCCGGAGGAAACCTTTTTACAACGGTTCAATTCCTTCAGGTGCTCAGTGAGTGTAATGCACACATTGTTATGAACGTTAGCGGTGCATGCATGAGCGCAGCAACACTTATATTTCTAATGGGAGACGAATTCGTTGTTAACGATCACAGCGCGTTTCTTTTTCACAACTACAGCGGTGGTATGATCGGTAAAGGCGGAGAGATGTACTCGAATGTGGTACACGACAGAAAATGGTCTGAAAAGCTTTTCCGTTCACAGTACCAAGACTTTTTAACTGCCGAGGAAATCAGCCAATTGGTTGATGACAAAGACATCTGGATGGACGCAGCCACGGTGGTTGAGCGTCTTGAAGCACGAGGTCAAGCCATTCGTCAAAAGGAAGAAGAAGCTCTTAAAGAAAGCCAAAAGGCCGAAGCTCGCAAAAGCAGACGCGGAACTGGCACAAAGCGTAAGACAACTACTAAAAAGAAAACTGCTTAATCATGAAACCAAGTAACCTAAACTACAAGTTCAAAGAGCGTCTTGCTCTCACTATCATGCTTGAAACGGGAAATGATATTCCCGAACCAAGCGAACCTTGGGTGCTTCCCATCGAGTCGGAGTACAAGCGTATTCAGGAAAAGGTGTCGGACCTTTCCGCACGGAACCGCAGAGACCTTACCTCCGCCTACGAATCACTTCTTGAGATGAAAAAGGCTCAGGCTGAAAAGGCTGAGACTGAAGACGAGAAGGAGTAAAATGGAATTGGTGATGGTAATAGTTTTTCTATCTGCGATTGTGTATGCTATTTGTGTTAAGATAGAAGAATTATGAAATCAAACCCTGTGCTTGTAACGGTGCTTGCAGCACAGTTGGTACTCATTCTCATTATTTTGGGTATTATAAAATTTATCGATGTGCACGATCAAAGGATCAATTGCCTGGAACATCAGCACATTGACCATGGTATATTGCAGAGCTTGGACAAATCCTAAAAATAGAAAGAACAGGCTTATGGAAACTGCAATTATAGTAAACGGCATCTTGGTGACTGTATTCAGCTTGGGGTTCCTGTCATACACAGTATGGTTGGGGTTCAAGGTTGTTAGATTATCAGGAGAGCTGAGACAACTGGAGTATGACACCAATACGCGTGTCGACTCAACTGAAAAAGACCTCGACGCTTCAAGTGATGAAGTGTGGAGAAACTTCGACAAAGTGGATTCCCGCTTTGATAAAAGAGTAACTGAAGAAGTGGAAGCGCTTTATCGAGAAATCGAATCGCTTCGATCAGAAATGATCTAAACACACACCTTGCCTGCTAATATACCATGGATCAATTTAAAAGACATCTTTCGGCGAAGACTTACTGGGCTCGAATTTACATCAGCGGTCCACTTGCTGAGATCAAGCAAACATGCCGGCACTGGGTCAAGGCAAATCCGTGCTGTGTAAACGTTTCAAAGACCTCCTTCATTTATCCGGGCGGAGAGGAAACAGGAGCATGTGTAGAGCTTGTTAATTATCCTAAATTCGCACGTTCAAGCGAAGAAATCCTTGAAGCCGCAAAGGCTTTGGGATTCGAAATAAAGGCTGCCACCGCTCAGGACAGCTTTTTAATCACCACTCCAACCACAACGCATTGGTGGAGCGATAGAGAGCAAACTTGGACCTTGGATGACATTACCAGGTCTGCTCTTTAGTAAATATAGGTGTAATTTCTATCATAAAGTCGCCGTACAGAGCTGTGTTTTTGTATAAATAATTCACGTTATGGCTTACTACAACTATCCACAGAGGAAGAACAACTCTAAATTTACTGGAATGGGTGTGGGTCCACACGACTATGTGACCTATACTTACGATGGCAGCGGCAACGTCACTGACATTTATTATTACCTCGGCGGTCAACAGGCCAGCGGTACTCTCGTCGGTCACATCCGATACACCTACGATGGAAGTGGTAACATCACTACTTCTGAAAGAATCGCTTAAGGAGTATAGAAAGCCATGCCTAAGTACCAAATTAACCCCATCACGGGAACTTTAGATCAGGTCGCTGATTCCCTTAGTCTCCCTCAAACGTCACAGGGTCATTACGCTTTGCTGAGTTCCGCATACTACGGAGGATCAGGAACCACGACAGAAATCGTTACTGCTGACACAGACGTTTACCAAGATCTTAACTTTACTGTTGATCCAAGTGGTCTTTATGATCACAGAATCGCAAACATGAAATCCGCTGCAGTAGCGGGACACTCAGGAGCAGGAACAACGGTTGATCCTATTGTATTCGATTTAGAGGGATTAACAGTAAGCTCCTCTTGTTCTTTTCAAGCGGTATTTCGATTTGATCCCGACGAAGACGGCGGAAGACTCGACTCCCGTTTATGTTTTACTAAGAACTCGGTTTCAGGTGATTCACCTCCCACAAACTTCTTCGTTGAAGCAACCTCTGCAGCCATGGAGTCAGGAGCTGATATTAACTATGCTCAATCCCCTGTTATTAAATTTATTATAAACGAAGACATCACCACACACGGCGTTGGAGACGCAGGATCTTTCCGATTTCAGGTTCGCTCCGACGTCGCTGGCACAGTAACCCTAGACAACCTAACACTCTTTATCTTATAAAAAAATGGGCCAAATTAAAATCTACTCGAATTTATCCACCGGAAAGATCTCCTTTGACGGTGCGAAGCTGGGACAAAAAGACATTGGCTCTATTGAGGCCACTGCTCACCCAACACAAAGCAACAGGGTTATTGTTAAATCTACTGTTCTCTTTAAGTCCGGAAGTACAACAGAGCACCGCGTTTTCTTTAAACGTTTAAAGATCACTCGGGTTCAAAACGAAGCTGGGGAAACTCTTGTAGATGCGCCTTATTCCTACAATAGGGATCAAATACTTGCTTATCTCAACAACGAGTTTGCGAGACCTACCATTGGAGAATACTTTGAGTACAATCCAAGCACTGACAGGCTAAAAGCTGTTAAGGCGATTGAGACAACACTTTCTTCTCTTCACCTAGGTGGTCAACACCGCATGAGTTCGGGTGCAGCAAACGTTTACTTTGACGACCTTACGCGAGAAACAAGTGACTTCCCGGTGTTTGGAAGAATGCTTGACCAATCCCTTCCCGAGAACCAGGCGGCAGGAGCTGGTCTGGTTAACCCGTCCACCCGACTATTTGGTGACTTTAGTACCGTAGGACTTGGTGGAACACCCGTTAATGACACAGCTATTGCTTATGATGGGGACAACTTCTTTCCTTTTAATATCTCCGGTGTGGGAATTACAACAAGAGTCGCTGAGGCGGTTCCTGCTAATCAACGGCTTCTTTACGAACTGAGCGTTGATGGCACTTTGGTTTACCAGCAGTATCTCGATCACTCGGGTCTATCGGTTAACGAGGATTTAACATGGTTCTTTACTCACCCACTTGACATTGAAGCTGGGTCTACCAACCACGCGTCGATTACAAAGGTCGAAACGGTAGGAAACCAAGAAACAAGACAAGGTCTTTTACTTGTCTGCGAAGGTGACGATGTCAACACAAGATACCAAACAAACGTTCTCCACCGTCTTTTTGAAGACAAAGAAATAGCTACTAAGGACGACGTAAATGCTTTGAGCACAGGCTCGATTTACAAAGGAACTTACAACGCTGACACCGACACTCCGTCATTACCAACCGGTTCTGATGTGCTCGGTGATTTCTACAGAGTGGCTACACCAGGAAACGGCAAGGCAGTTGGAGACGTTATGGTCTTCAATGGAACGGACTATGATCACATTGCTGCTGACTCAGTAACTCAAAATGACATTAACAGCTCCGGACTTCGTGTTTACGATGTGATGGTGAAAGCGGGATACACCGGAAACGTTTCGGATGGCTCAGCTCTTTATCCCTTTGGTGATGTTGTTACAGCGGTTGCATCGGCTAACGACGGTGACACAATCTTTTTGGACGGTGTATTTAACGTAACATCCTCTGTGGTACTTCCCGCCGATAAGTCTTTGACATTTGTAGGCTCTGATGGTTCAGCCATTCAGTATGCTTCTTATGACGCAAGCAACGGAAACGTTTTGGAAGTAACCGGAACGGATAACTCCAAGGAGTACGCTTTCCGCAATTTACGATTCAGCAACGCGGGAGGATACGGGATTCTTACTAAAAAGACCGCGAAGGTTGAGATCGAAAACTGTGACTTTACAAACAACGGATGGAACGGTTCAGCTCTCAATACAATTCTACCAGAGACAGCAACCGCCTTACTTGGATACGATTCTTCCAGCGCGGATCTTCAGGCGTTTTACGCAGGATCAAATGCTTCTGATGGTGGAGCATTAAAAGTGGAGGAATCAACCGGGGTTAGAGTAATTGGAAACAACGTAAGCAAAAACCTTCGAGGAATTAAACTTCAAGACTGCGGTATCGGCGGCTACGGATTCGTCACACGAAACGTTTCTTCTCAGAACATCGAGTCGGGGATATACCTTGCGGCTGGAACGCTTCAAGGATGTCACAACGTAACCGTTTCGATGAACGCTTCCTCCTATAATGCCAACACCGGTCTTTTGGTAATCGGCGGAATCAATAATAAGTTTAGTCAAAACGAGGTCAACGGAAACTGGAAAGCTGGCTTCCACGCATGGGGCTCAGCAAACACAACACTTCGTGATTGCGGTCTTTATGATAATAACAGGGCTCAGTTTAACGGTATCGGAAACAGCGGAGACACCAAAGCTTCTATACAGATCAACGAGCAAGCCAATTATCTCGGCACCGCAATCAGTGCTAATGCAGACTTTAGATTCATCGCAGAGATTCTTGACACACAGGTTCACTACACTGGCCTTGGATCTGACTCAGAAAAGGTTGGACTTTTCATCGACGCAACGGTTGGTCAATTAGCTGACAACGACAAGAACATCATTAAGGTGGATGACGTTGGATTCATCGGCCAAGACTATGCTATTGATCTGAGTGAAGTTGATGTGACCAATCTAAGACTATCATTGGGAGATAACTCCTACCAATCGATCGGCACAAAGGCCATTAACCCTCCACTTGCTGGTAACTATTCAGAGTTACCCTTCAGCAACCATGTTATGCAAGTGCCGACCGTGGACGTGGTGGTTGACACCCTTAAACAATCAATCACACTAAATGAAGGTGTTGGTGGTAATGTTATTAACAGATACGCTATCAACGAACTTACCTCCACCGTGGTTGGAAGCACAATACAAATATCCCAAAACAATTCTGACAAGGTTCAGCTAAGAGGTCTTACGGTCGGAAACATTTATGTTAACGGAACACTGGCCGGAAACGATTTAAATTCTGCGAATGATACACTCAACGCAGCGTTTCAAATGGACCTTGTGAATTACAAATCGTTCCTCGTTTCAGAGGTCGGAATAAATGACGAATCATCACTCCCAGCTATAAGCAACAACTGGTTCGTTTCTTACGGCGCAGAAGCGGGAACACAAATCACCACACCTACCATTGGAAACACATGGAGAAACTACAATCCATTTTATAACGGCGAGCCTTTAGAAAAAGGTCACGAGTTTGTTTGGACACACAATCCATCCTACGGTTACATCGTGGGTGTTTGGGGTGCAGCTGAAACCCCACAGGCCGGGTCGGATGCGCTTCAGCCCTCTAATTGGACGGTTGGATTTGCTTACGCTGGTACCAATACAAGATTCAGCCAAATTGATTCGAGCGGAGTGACAATTGAAACAAGCGGATCGTTCAATGGCTACTATGGAATGCCTAATGGACAACTCGCTCTTCGATTTGGCCAAGACAATTACCTATATCTCTATGAAATAGTTAACGGCGGTTACAGTTTAATTGGTAAGTCCAACTCCACAATAGCTGGTTCTTCAGTTACGATTCAATGGTCTTCTTTTAATGAAGGAAGCTTTCCAGTATTCACAGAAAGAACCGAATCATGGGAGATCGTTCACGATCAAGATAACTCTCAAGGAGGAGAATGGAGCAACGGATTAGAAGAGTCCACCGTTATTAAAAGCAGGATCTCAGTAAGCCCCGGCGAAAAGATAACTCTGAACTTCAACTACTTTGGCCGTTCTGAGAAAATCGGTTTCGGATACAACGGAGCAGCTAGCAACGTTGCAAGCGCTGAAGACACACTTGAAGACGGCTTCTTCTACAACACATCCGAGATAATAAAAGAAATCGGAGCCTCTGAAAGTAATTGGACTTGGAACACAAGCGCGCTCAATTCTTATGATCCAAATGGAGACAGAAGCGACATTGGATATGATTCAAGTATCCACGCTGGTAATAATAATCTGGGTCTAATTTCATTCCGGTACAACAGCGACAACTCCTTGGAGATGTGGCACGAAACCAATAATGAACTAATTGCCACTAAGAAGGTAGACCTTGATGGTTCTGCTTTTAATATCTTTTTGGGAGCTAATGAGAACAGCCATACCGCTGATAGAATCCCCGAATTGGTTAAGTATGACATGAGCGCCGAAGAAGAAGGCGCTTCCCTAACAGGTTGGTATTACATTGAAAGCCCCGATGGAGAATTCTATTACCCTCTTTTCGCAAGTGAAGCGGAGGCTAATTACATTGATTCCATAGAAGATGGAGGAAGCGGTACAAGCCACACCCATACCTTTGCGGATGATACCTACAATGGCGGAAGCAACACATGGTACATGCCGGATACATCTGGAGTCCATGCTGGTTCCGAAGCGCCTCAAGGCGGAATATTCGGTAACAGCATTAACGTTGTTTGGAACGAAATCCCAACAGGAGAGGACGCCAACTACTTGCCAACATTTAGTAATATCACCTACAACGTACAAGAAGGCAGCGCAATTAATATTCAGTATAAGGCCGCGGGAATGACCGACACATTTAATGTGACCAACGTTCCTAATGGTTATGCTGATAATGGTTTTGCTATTATTGGTACAGCTGAAGACATTACAAATGGTGCTGGTAACTCTATTACTCATGTTATTAACGTAACCAAAGCGAATCCTTTTGGTTCTGTTCAAGGTACAATTACAATTAATGTATTGGCTGACCTGGCCGGAAACGAATTCACTATTGTTGAACAAGCAAGTGGTATTAAGTTTACCCAAGACGGAGGTAGCACAATACTCGACTTCAACACGGTAACATTTAATGCTGGTAGCACTTACAAGTTCTACTTAGATCATGGCTCTGTTGAGTCAAATGACACCTTAATGGTTGTTGATGCTAATGGCAATGCTTATACTACTGGTGTTACTCTAAATGGTACTGTTGGAAGTGCTGGCGCTTACCTCGAGTTTGTTGTACCAGCAGACGTTCCGCCTATTAGCCTTGTTTGGACTGATGGTGATGGGGCTGCTACTGCTACAGTACCAATGACCGTTGCTGGTTCAACTTACAGCGCTAATCCGACCGGTATTGACTTAGAAGGTCCAAGCGCTAACCAGACTGGCTCAAATGTAATGGACTCGGGTGACCATGGTTGGATTAGTCTTGATGAGACATTAGGCGCAGGCGAAAGACTTGTATTAGATAATGCTTTCTTCACTGATTTCATTGGTGAAGTTAAAAGCAACAATACTATCTTTGCAATCGGACTTAAAGGTAGTAACTGGTCAAATACCAAGCAAGTAAACAGTAATGGTGCTGCTGCATCAGGTCTTACTTTCGCAGGTAATAGCTACATTGTAGGTATATTTAATAGCAGTGGTACAAGTCTTACCATGTACCCTGTTGCTAATGGTATTGTAGGAAACAGCATGTATCTGAACACCACATCCTTAATGAACACAACGTGTGCTTTCCTTGAAGTAACAAATTCTGGTAATAACATCAGATTAGCCTTTGGACGTAATGGAAACTTAGGCATTACTGCTGGTGACGAATCAACTGTAACTTATGGTAACTGGAATGCTTATAAAGGTCAGAGTGGCGATAACTCAGGATACGCTAGTGTTACTACTCCTCTTGATGTTGTAATGTCCTTCTGGACTTTTAATGGCAATGCTATTGATGGTAATGAGATTGATTGGACAGGTTTATCTGAAATATCGGTGCCTGCTCCACCAACAACAAATGCAACTAATTGGACTAAGGCGATTGACTTTAGTGGTGGTAATGAACACCTGAAGCAGGTTTCTAGCAATAGCGACTACAACCCATTGAGAATGAACGGCACATCTGTTACTGTTGGATTGCCAGACCAAGCAGGAAGTACAGTACGTGCTGTGAACGGAAGACCTTGGGCAACCTCCATCGTCTTCAAGTCTGATGGAAACAACTCAAACCAGCACATCTGGAATACTGGAGAAGGCACGGCCACCGGTAACGACAACATCTTCCTGAGAGTGACTGCCGCAGGGACCCTGATCTTTGCATGGGGCCGAGAGGGTAGTGGGTACAATGAATGCACCATTGCTACAAACATCTCACCCTCTACTTGGTATGGGGTCTACATCGCCAGCACTGGAGCTAGATTTAACTCAGCGGATGCCACTGCGTCTAACCTCGCTAATGCTTTTGACATCAGGTTGATGAGTTCGGCAGATTCATTTGCAACCGTAGGCAGCAACCTGTCGACTTCCAGTAACTGGACTTCAACTGGAGCTAGGATGGATAGGAGCGTCACTGGCGACTTTACAATTGGAGGTAGAGGTTCTAACAGAAACTTCCATGGTAAGATTGCCTCTATGGTCGTCACCAACCTGAGAATAACTGAATACTCTAATACTCAAATCGCTATGCCCTCCGATGCTGAGGTCAAGCTGATGATTACCGATCCTAAGGGATGGGAAGATGATTACAGAGATGGTGAATTGGTTAGAGCGTATGACGGTGTTACCACTGGTACTTATAGCCCTACTAATTATGTTTATGGTTATCTTTCAAATATGATTTATCTAATGGGAGATGGCGGATCTGATAGCTATGCCAATGGTATTAGAAATGAACTCCGACCTAGTGATCAAAACTATACTAAGTTGCAGTTCAACAGTATGGCTTCAAATGACATCGAGAACGTAACAATTCCGAACTTAAGCTAAGTGATCCCGCTCTGGCCCCGGCGATTTCAGGGGCCATTACTTTCTTGCTCTTTGCAGGATTCTTGTGGGCAGATGTTTGATTTTGTGCCGAATTGAGCAGGTTTTGGGTCTTTTTAAGACAAAGTTCACTTTTTTGCAAAAAAGAGGTTTACATACCCGTGGAATATGGTATAATGCTCGTGTATGGATAATAAAACAACAACCACCACCAATATCGAAGAAGAAGCCCGATTCCTCCAGAATCAAGTCCGATGGGTCCTTCCCGAGATCAAATCTGTTATCGCTTTGGGTCAGCTTTTAGAAGATCCTGAAGCAAAGGCAGATTACCTTGAAGACTCCCTAAACGCCGTCTACAAGCGTATGTTCAAGGCTCTTGAGCACAGTGGAACAAATAACAAGCCCTCCGCCTTCAACGGCCTGGGCTAAACCACACACCACACTTTTTATCTAAACCACACACCACACCTTTATATCATGAGCAACAAAATCAGTACCCCACTAGTTTTAAAAAGCAAGCTTAACGGCACCAACGACCTTCACGAAGCTACCAGCATTCTCCGCCGGTGCGAATGGAAGCTTATCCGCGAAATGCGAGAGACCTTCCTCCACAGCATGTCCTTTGGAGAGCTCACTTCTAAAAACGAAACCCTTCTCTCGCTTTGCACGATGCTTCTTGAATGGGTTCAGAACTTCCACGGCGGAAACAATCAAAGCATCATAGACAAAGGTCTCGATGCTCACTCTATTGACGAGCTTCTTAAACCTTACGAGAGCTTGGCCAAGTTAATCAAACTTCGGATCAAATGATCTACCTAGCACTATACTGGATTCTCGGCGCTTCAGTTTTAATACTAATTGCAGGTGCAGCAAGCTTTTTAATCCTACACAATTGGCAATGAAATACGAAATCTACAACGTCGCAGTTATCTTTCTTCTGGGAGTTTCACTTTGGCTATTCTCTCTGCACAAAATATCAGAAGCCATTTACGTCGCTATTCTAGCAAACGCAATCAAAAACTTTTTAAAAGACTAATGTCCAACACGATCAAGATCACCTCTAAAACCGGCGAGGTATGGAACATCCACCGTTCTGCGGTTGATCGTTTGTCCCTGAAAACCGAGCTGGAACTTGAGGCCTTTTTCAAAAGATTCTTTGCATGGTTTGATCCATGGGAAGAGGATGTTCTTGTATCACTTATCAGAATGGAACGTGCTGGACTCGCTATTGACCACGAGATTAACCTAAAATACAATCGATAAAAATGGAATCGGCTTCCACTCTAATTCACTATAAACTTCTCAAGGCCGAGCTAGATCGTCTTCTCGAACATGTAGAGGATCCGGACCTTGATATATACAGTCAAC